AGGTGTGCCCGCCTCATTATGCGCTCCAAGTGTATGGGTGTCTGGCTGTGACCGGCCTCCCATGGTGGGATCTCGTGGTCCTGCTCGGCGGCTACGAGATCCGCGTGATCCGCATCATGCGCGACGAGAAGACCCAGGCCGCGCTCGTCCGCAAAGTCGGAGCATGGCGGCAGCGGCACCTGATCGAGGAGAAACTCCCCATCATCGACGGCTCCGGGGCGTGCAGGCGTCACCTCGGCAAGGGCGGCCACAACGGCGAGCGCCGATCTGCAAGCGACGAAGAGGAGAGCCTTGTAGCCGAACTGGCGCGGCTCCAGTCCGAAGAGAAGACCATGAAGCGCCGGATCTCCCTGCTCAGGAACCAGATCATGGGCAGCATGGATGGCTTCTATGGCCTGCGGCTGGACGGCGGCGCACGCGTGCTGGCGACCAAGAGCAAGGCCGGAGAGAAACTGGAGGCCCTGAGCCTCATTGAAGCCACGCGGCCCGACTTAGTCGAGGCATTGCGCGAGGCTGGACTTATCACAACCAAGGCATCAAGCCGACAACTGCGCCTGTATGGCGTGAATTAGGAGAACGACACCATGTCCGACAACACCCAACTGGCTCGACAAGAGCACAATTTCGCGAGCCTGATCAAGGCGAACTTCAAGCAGATCAGCAGCGTCATCCCGAAGCACCTGACCCCCGAGCGGCTGGCCCGCCTCCTTGTTGGCGAGGGCCGCCGCAACCCGAAGCTGTTTGAGTGCGAGCCCGAGAGCGTCGTCAACGCGATCATGGTCTCCTCCCAACTGGGCCTTGAGCCTGGCGGGGCGCTGGGCCACATCTACCTGATCCCCTACAAGCGCGAGTGCACCGTCATCATCGGCTACAAGGGTCTGCTTGAGCTCGCCCGCCGCTCCGGTCAGGTCAAGCGCATCAACGCCCAAGTCGTCTACCGCGACGAGTACGAGAAGGGGTTGGTCAAGATTAGTGTCGAGCCCCCCACCATCGAGCACGCCTTCAGTTTGGACGACATCGACCGCGACCCCAAGAACATCATCGCCGCCTACGCTGTGGTCGAGTTCAAGGACGGCTCCAAGGTTCAGGGCGTACTCACCCGCGCGGACATCCTCAAGCGCAAGGCCAAGGGCGGGAACCGTCGCTTCAGCCCGTGGGACTCCGACTTCGCCGCCATGGCCCGCAAGAGCGCGATCCGTGCCCTGCTCAACGGCGGCCTCGTGCCCCTCTCCTCCGAGATCATGAACGGGATCAGCAACATCGAGGACAAGGACCTGAATGTGGTCGACGTGGTCGCGAAGACCAAGGAGCCCAGCGAGGTCCCGCTGCCTGAGAAGCCCCTCAAGGCGCTGGGGCTTGGTGAGGATGAGCCAGCGGGCGAGAAGGGCACGGATGAACCAGAGGGTGCGGGCGGCGGGGGCGGCTCGGGCTTCTGAGCCAATCCGATCATCTTTCGCCTCGCCTTGCTTTATGTATGGCGGGGCGTTATTGTTTGAGGGTAACCACGGAGAACGACATGAGTGAATCCGAGACCAACTACTTTGGCCCCGAGAAGTCCACCTTCACTCAGAAGGTAGACCTCACAAAAGAAGGCCAGCGCCTCGCGTCTGATGGCGGTGGGTCGTACTGCATGAAGTACGGCTTGGTGTACCAGCACACATCGGACCCCAAGAAGGCCATCGTCATTCACTGGGGTGACATCGTACTGGCCGCCATTGAGGGCGCGAAGGTGAATCCCGAGATCAGGGCGGACATCCTCAAGGCGATTGGTGTAGAAGTTGAGCGCAGCGCCTTGGTTGAAGCCATCAACACTGGCATCAAAGGCTATGGCGGTGAGCGGTGTGGGTTGTGGGAGGCCAAACGGATCCTGGCTGGCGGAGTCAACTGGAAACAGAAGCACGGCAAGGGCTGGATTCCTGAATCGACCAGCAAGGGGGGCAGCTAATGATCCCCCACCTCACCATCACCAACCTCGCCGCCCACGAGGACTACGCCGTAGACTTCACCAGCGGCGTGAACCGCATCCGGGCCACCAGCAAGAGCGGGAAGAGTTCGATCTCCATCGCGCTCAGCCTCGCGATCTTCGGGCGCTCCCCGCTCGGCGGCACCTTCCCGCTTGAGGCAATCCGCGACGGCTCCCCACGGGCCAGCGTGGAACTCAGGCTCGGCGAAACCTCAAAGCTCAAGCGGACCATCACCAAAGCCCGTGGCGTGAACCGCTACTTCGCACGCGACGGCGGCGAACTGGAGAAGTTCGGCAGCGAGACCTCGTTCCGCAAGGCGCTCGGCTGGCTGGGCAACAAGGACCTCGTCTACATCCTGAACCCGATGGCCTGGCGCGAGCTCATCGGAGAGCGTGGGCGGCCCCTGCAGGAGATGCTGTTGCGTCTGCTCGGCGGCGCCGACCACGAGGCGGCTGTGACCGCGCTGATGAAGGCGAAGGGCTACGAGGGCGGAGAGCTCAACGGCACCGAGAAGAAGGCCACGGTGCTCCGGACGGCGGCCAAGAAGGCGCTCACCAAGGCGAAGGCCACGCTGACGGAGCGCGGGCGCCGTGTGACCCGCATTGAGGCCGACATAGAGGCAGCGAAGGAGGCACCGGCTGCGAGTGTCGGAGAGGCCCCGCCCATTCCGCAGGGCGACGTGAACGCTACCCGGATCGCGCTGAAGGATGCGTGGAAGAAGATGGACGAGGCGAGCAAGGTGCTCGGTCGGGCTGAGCGGGCTCTTGAGGAGTTGGACAAGCAGATCGAACGTCAGGCGAAACGGCCCCCGTGGGGCAAAGTCCACGGTGAGAAAGATGATGGCTATATCAAGACTCCTGATGGGATGGTCATCTCTGCTGACAAAGTCCAGCTGTACGTCGACGCCCTTGGCTCCATGAATACAAGCATCCCGTTCGACGTGATCGACTGGCTCCGAGCACAGGACCCGACCCTACCCGAGAAGCGTGAGACGGCAGCAGCGGCCCTCGCTGAGGCCAAGGCCCGCGACGAGAAGGCCACCGCCTACCACGCGGACCGCGAGACAGCACACGAGGCCCTGCAGGCTCAGCACAACGTCATGAACAACTGGCGGGCAGCACAGAAGGCAGCAAGCGGCGCCGTCGTCCAGACGCTCACTGAGTCGCTGGCTGCTGCGAAGGCTGGCGCCGCCTCCAGCAAGACCACGGTCGGCATCGCCACCAAGGCTGTCGAGCGCGCCGAGGCGTTGGTCGAGGCTGTCCGCAAGGCCCCCGGCGCTGCGCTCAAGGCGAAACTCGCCGACCTTGACACCGGCCCCGTGTCGTTCCGCTTCGGCGGGGACAAGTTGGATCTTGAGGTGCTGGTAGACGGCCGTCCGTGGTGGCTGGCCTCTGGCGGGGAGGAGGTCCACGCCGACGCCTGCTTCCGCAACGCACTCCGGATCGCCTGCAAGCGCCCCTACATGACGATGATCGTCGACGACGCGCGGGCGTGGACTGGCGCTTGGCCCAAGTGGTCGGGCCAGACGATCCTGCTTGAGACCTACACCGAGGAGGAGTTGGCCAAGTTGGCTGAACTCGAAGAACTGGCCAAGGCCGCAACCACAGAGGGAACATGAAGACCGCACCACCTACACCGAAGCAAGCAGGCGCGCTCTACCGCCTGAGCCAGAACTCCAACGGGGTGCTCATCATCGAGTTTCCGATCGCCACCATTCGTGGGCTGGTCGATCGGAAGTTCGCGAAGTACCGGAAGGACCGCGCATTGATCACGGATTCGGGGCGGGCGTGGCTGGAGGCAAACCGTGAGTAAGCAGACCGCGCTCCACCGGCGCCACGACTTCCACCTGCTCATCACCAAGGCCCACGTGCCCGCAACGCTCGCCTACTACGTGCTCCACCCAAAGCAACTCAAGGCCATCATCAAGGCCGCTCACCTCCCCGAGCACGTCAAGACCGCGATGATCATGTTCTACGTCAAGGGCAGCACCGACGAGGAGATCAAGACGGCGATCGAGATGGACTCGTTCCAGCCCATCGTTGAGGGCCGGCGCGAGCTCCGGCGCCTGTTCATCGAACTCCACCAAGACGGCGACGAGGCGCTGATCCGCTGGTCCGAGATTCTGACCGGGAAGGCGGTCAAGGTGAAGGAGATGCCCTTCAAGTCGAGGCAAGTCCGCAAGCGGGCGAAGCCATCGAGGCCGGCCGGCATTCCACGCGACCGAGTGATCGAGGTGTTCGCCCGCATCATGGCGAGGAATCCGACCTCACGGATCGGCGAGGTGATCGACAAGTGCAACGAGGACCTGAACCTGCTCGCCGGAAAGAACCACTGGAGAGTCCGGCCTCGTGGGGCGAAGGGCTACCTCAGGCACATCGCCGACGCGCGGACGATGATCGGCCAGGTGGCGAGAGGGCACAGGGCTTGGATCGCTGATCGGGACAAGTACCTGGAGGCGTGCGCGGCTCTTGGGGTTGCTCCTGTTGGGGTGGCGGCATGAGTCATCCGTACAAGTTCACTCCAGCAGACAAGAAGAAGATCGGGGAGATTCTGATCGGCCTCAACTTCGAACTTGATCGCGGCAACTCACAACGAGGCCTCCCGGCCTACCGCCGAGGCAGCCTTGTGGCGTGCATGAAAGACAATCGCGTCTTCGACATCATGCGCGACAAGAATGGAGAACTCCATCGCATCACATCGGTCGGCCCTTTCGGTGGTCGCGGGTGGCATCTAATTTTGGCCATGAAGGTCAGCAGCAAAGAAGGCGGGTTCGTCCCGCGAGGAAGGTGAACAGTGGAAACGAATAAAGACCTCAGCACCATGGTCGTCGGCGATCTATCTCTTGATCAACTGGCAGGCGCACTCGTCGGTAAGTGCGTAGAGGACCGCAGACAAGGAGCATGGACAGCCCTGGCTGACGGGAAGGTGTTCTTCGTCAACGCCATCTACAGCAGCGACCCGACAACGGTGTCTGTACTCGCGAACATATCGAGTCTCCTGACCGAGACCGTCAGGCTGATGCGCGCGTCTGACTCCGACACCATCGTTCTCGATATCAGTGAACTCCGGCAGTACGCAGCGTCCGTTAGTATCGCGATGGCTCAGCAGGTGGACGCATGAGCGCCGACACGCCGATCCAGTTCGACCTACTGCGTGAGAAGTACAACGAGAAGGCAGCATCATGAGCAACGGACTACAGCGGCGCATCCATCGGGCCGCTACAACGCCGGGCCAAGTGGTGCACGTCGGCCTCCAGACGCTCGTGGAGCAGTTCGAGGCTTCTGGTGTGGCCGAGAGGACGCTGGCGCTATCTGAGCGGTGTGGGGAACCGCAGCGGCGCCTTACCGGGTTCTGTTGTGTGTGGAAGGCCCCCGGGTATGTGCTCGCTTTGCCGACCATCGCTTGGTGTGATGACCATGCTTTGTGGCGGTCGGGCGTGCCTTGAGCGTGCTACTCTGATGGCGATATCGCGACGAGTGGCGGGCTGATTGCATTTTCGCCATCGCCTCGCAATCGTCGAACGAAGCAACGCCAACTATCGGGGTCAGAGGATGGCACAAGACCTGCAGTCAGGAGGAGACTACTGGAGGCGTAAAATGTCCGGACTATCGGCTGATTTGCAGATGCAACGGGAACGGCTGGCGTTGGTCGACATGCAGATAGACCAGACCATGCAAGATCGATTGCGCGAGATGCCAATCGAAGAGATGACAGCCATGGAATTGAGGGACCGCCGCGTGCTCATGCTGCGCGACTACCTCGACAACATGCTGCTCTTCGCTCGTGAAATGGAGAGTAGATCAGAGCAAAGAGAGCGCCACCTGATGGGGAGGGTGACGCTTCTTGAGAGGCGACTTGAGCACCAACAGAGATGGTGGTGCTTCTGGAGGACTTAGAGCCCTCTGACTGAAGCCTCCTCAATGTCGAGGAGGCGGAATGCATCCTGCTCGGCAGTGAGTCGGTTGTTCATCCAAATCTTCACGTTGCCCGGCATAGAGTTCAGCCAGTCAGTCTTGTTGACGTCAGCATCTGACAGGATCGACTCAAACTGCGCCTTCGTCATGTTTGGCGAGAAGCCGTGAAAGCACGGCGCTTGAGATCCGATCTGATATCGGTAGCCGATGCTACCGCCAGGCTGGATGTGGAGACCGTTGGACATGTTGGCGACGTCGTGACCCATGGAACCTCAGTGTCTCAGCGGCTCGTTGATCCGGCGCCGCTGCGCCTCTACCCTATCCTGCCGGTCCTTCAGGCGCGCCCTCAATTTGGCGGTGAGGGTGGTCACGGCCTGGCGGTCCTTCTCGGAGGACGGGACTTCCACTCGTACCTCTTCAAGCATGAGGATTGTGCGTGTCATCAGGAGCCTCCAAACAGGAACGTAAGCAACCCACCAACGCCGCCCGCTGTTGGAATGAGGGCCCCCATAGCTGCCCATACGTCCCTTCGTTTCATGATCTCAAGCAGGCTGATGTTGTTCGCTGCCGATTCTTTGAGGGCCTCTGCCTCTAATGTACGCACGCGGAGCTCTTCGGCCTTGAGTTCCTGCCCTCTCCCCTTCAAGGCCATGAACTCCACCAGCAGCGGCTGCACCTGAGCGGCGATAGCGGTTGTGGTCGCCACGTCTCCACTCAGGTTGGAGAGCGTGTCATCCAGCGCGGTGATGAGGTCGCCGAATGCGTCCTGAGCATCGACCCGCTCCTTGAGTCCAGCCAACTCAGCCCGAAGGTCCTTGTGGATGGCTTGGAGTTCCATCACCTCGTCTGGGTGCGTGTCTCCGTTCTTCAGGTGGTCGAAGATAACGGCGGCAGATTCCCCGGCATCGGTAGTGGTCATAGCGACTCATCCGGGCCGATCTCGTCTTCTTCCATGGTCAGCCAGAAGTCCAGCGTGCCCACGTTCGTGCCGAGGTGGCGCACACCTACGATGAAGTTCGATGCGGCGCTCTCGCCGTTCAAGCCGTGCTTGTCGCTGGTTCGCTCATAGTTCACGTCCAGCACATAAGCGTCGATGTAGGCTGCAACGTCTCCGTCCCCCTCGATCAGCACGTCGACGTGCATGTAGATTGAGGCGGCGTTGTTTGACACGGTGGCCACGTTGCCCGCCAGCAGGGTGTGATGGCTCACGGTGCTGGTGTCGTCGAGAATGCCCTGACAGCATTCCCCTGCTGCAGTGAGCACACCAATGAAGAGTTCGATCCGCGACTGACTTTGGGTGATCTTCTGCCTGAAGACGTACTTCTTACCTGCTGTGATTACGGGGCCGGTGAACCAGGCGTAAGACGCGGCGCCGGCATCAGCTGAGACGGCGTTGACCACGACCTGATTCTTGCCTACTGAGTTGATCAGATTGTTCGGGTCTGCGCTCAGCGTCCAGTCGCCACTGGATAGATCGATGGCGCTCTCGGCTCCAACTGGAGGCGGAGCAGGCGGGGTCGGAGGGGGCGGCGGAGCAATCGCGCTGGTGATGCCAGACATCAGCCGCCCTCAAGTGCAGCAGGCCCCCACCAGACGGTGGCTGAGTCGGTGTAGGTGACGGTGACCCCGTCTGTGGCGTGCCCGACAAGATTCGACAGTGCGGCGGCGCCCTTCTGCAGACCACCAACGTCAAGGCGCTCGATGAACCCACGGGTCTCGATGGAGTAGGTGGGTTGAACCGACCACCACTCAGGGCCGGGGATCGGGAGGTTCTGACCGGAGCCGCGCGCCGAGAAGTACACCCGCATGTCGGCGGTGAGCGCGTCGGCGTCGACAGCCAGAACGCCTGTGGCGCTGGCCGACTTGTCGATCGAGTAATCGATGTCCGCAAGGGTGATGTCGACATTGCTGCCGAAGACTTCCAGGGTCACCGCAGGATTGCCAGCAGCAGCCGAACCAAGGGTGACGGCTCCATTCGAGTCCAACAGCTGAGAACTCACCACCTGGTTCGCTCCAGCAGCGCCACCCACCGTCGCATCTGCGGCGATTGCGTCGAAGAGCCCCTTCAGCGCAGCGTCCACATCGGCGTATGGATTGGTCGCCGTGATGCCGGTTCCGTTGATGGTGACGGTCCAGTTGGCCGTGCCATCGAAGGTCGTGATCGTGACGCGGGCCGAGCGGTAATGCGCGACCCGCCGAAGAGCGACAGCCAACATGGTGACGACAGAGTTACCAGTATCCACGCCCGCCGAAGGGTTGATCGGGATCTGGAAGATGTTCGCCTGCTGCGACCACTCGGGTTTGCGTCCCCCGAAGAGGACGGCGAGCTCATTGGCGGTGGTGGCTGTGCTCATCGGGAACTCCTAACTGTTGGCGATCTCTTCAGCCTTGAGTCGAGCCTTCTCGATGCCGCGCTGAATGGCGGGGACCACCAGCATCAGGGCAGCGCGGAAGAGAGGGCCGTCCACGATCTCAAGGGTCGCACCAGCAGGGCCGGGCACGACGGCCACGAAGTCGACCTTCTCATCCAGGAACTCGGCGACCACGCTGATCACTTCATTGCGGCTGTAACCGCCTTTCAGAAGCAGTTCGATCAGGTCGATGGCGTCCTGGTCTCGCTTGATGCTGGAGACGATGTGGCGGATTCTCAAGGGCTTCATGTGACCTCCTCGTGGTACGGGTCCATAGTAGCCCGCGCGCTGGGTTCTGCCTACTTAGAGGCGGGTCCACTTGCCGGCATCCATCACCAGCACCTGCTGAGACTTCGCCAGTGGGCGCCATGGGTGGCCGAGGCTCATGTGAATCCACGACGGCATGCCCTTCACGTTGCCCTCAAGGATCAGTTGACCCCACTCCAAGCCCGACTCGTTGCGAATCCAGTCGAAGACCTCGCGCAGGTCAACCCCTGAGACGTGGAAGTCGGCCGCCTCGCCCTTGACGTGCTGACTGGTCCGACTGCCACCGATCTCCGCGTTGAGCGCGCTGGAGCGGTAGCCGCTGTGGATGATGACGGCTCTCCCGAAGTGGGCCCTGATGCGTTCGAGCATGGTGCAGACGAGCGTGAGCGGCTGCAGGTGAGCCTCTGCGTTGGTGCGATTCGCCTCGGCCAGGCTCCGGTGATTGGTCCGGGTCATCTCGGCGAGAGTGAAGTGTGAGGTGATGTCCATCATGCCCCCAAAGGCTGAAGCAGGAGATTCGGGAAGACTCGGTAGAAGTCGACCTCTGGATCGGTGAGCAGGTAGCGAGTCGGCTGAGGGTTCGGCATGTTGATCTTCACTACACGCGGACCAGAGCCAGGCTGATCGGCGATGTACAAGCCAGACCCATCAGAGGCTACATCTATCATTGACGCCGCAGTGGCGCTGACGGATCCAGCATAAGCCAGTGAATCAAGCCCCTTGCTGTAGACGTGGACCGCTGTTCCGTCTGAGTGGTAGATGTACCGGTGGTCCACTGTCATAAACCCAGGCGATGCGAGGCCAGTGTGCTCCCGGATGAGCGCGCCCGTGATTGCGTTGAGGGCCTGGATTCGGTCTGAGCCAGTGACATATACATGGCTCCCGTCAAAACGCACCCGCGAGATTGCCGATGGAGGCAGACCTGCTGGAGCTGAGTCCCAGACCCATGGCTCGGTACTTGCCCCAAGGGTCCCCTCGTTTGCTGCGTCTTTGCCGGTGGCGGCCTCGATAGCTCGCACGGTGGCGGTGGAGGCGTGTCCAGACGCAGAGCCGATCAGGAACAACTGCTGCCCGTTGCTTCGGAGGTTTCTGATTGTCGCGTTGTGGCTGTATGGCCCCCACACTGCTGCACCGGTCGTGGCGTCGATGGCGTAGGCGTTGCTGCCTGATCTTGTGTAGATATACCGACCATCAGACGTTTCGACGTTCTGAGTATTCGCGACAGTGAACCTCAAGACGCCGCTCTCGATCTCGTAGCCCTCAATATCGGTACCATCAGACCTGTATACGTACTTCCCATCAGTTGCGATCTGGCCGGCAGTACCAGCCGCAACCAGCGTCCGAACGATGGCCAGCGTATCCCGGTTCAAGACAACAAGATCCGTCCCAATCCACAGGATGATGTATCTGGAATTCGTGATGATCTGGAAGATGCTTCCGACCGATGAAGTGGCGACGAGATCCAGTGGTGATGCCGAGGTGTCAGCCTCATTCACCACGGCGGTCATGCCTGGAAGCAACTCCTGTACTGCACCAGCCACACCAGCAAACGCCATGCTTCCGCCGACCTTCTGCATCAGCCAGTTCAACGTCTGCTGGGGGACGACCTCGCCAGCGTTGAAGCCTTGGTCAATCACCTGATCGGGCGGCTTGTTGATGCGAGTAGACGCTGCGCCGTTGGCGAAGTTCAGGACAGGCGTGGTCATGTGATGATCTCTCGGGCCAGCACGCCGACATCAACGCCGAGCGGGCCGTAAGGTGTGAAGGATTCGGAGTAGTCGCCAGCGGTGCCGAAGAACCCGGTCAGAGCCTCTACGAGGTAGAGCGTGACTCCAGCGGGCTTGGCGTCGTCCATGATGCGGCCGACTGCGCTGGCTACGGTGTCGCGCACGAACGAGGCGCGGAGCACGTAGATCTTGAGGCCGGCGGGGTGCATGTCGACAATCTGGAGGCCCAGCGGGTCCATGGTCAGGTTCAGGATCGCCAGGAGCTCGTCGGGGTGGCCCTTGCTGGTGTTGGCGATGATGCGGGCGCGGATGAACCCGCGATACTCGGTGTCCGAGAAGTCCAAGCGCTGCTGTCCAACGATGTCACCCCACCGGTCAAGGTGAACACCGGTCGCGAGTTCCAGGGTCGTCCCGCTGAGCAGGTCGAAGTTCGCGTCCTCTTGGAGTTGGGCAGCGGCCCCGAAGCCCCGCGCCAGCGCAATCCAGCCAGGCTGATTCCTGAACATCGTCGGGAGGGCGGCGATCGCCTTGCTCTCCCAGTCCTGGATGTAGGAGAGGGTGATGTCGTCTGTTGCCATCAGGTCACCGTGAGGCTGGACAGGGTAGCGACCTCGGTGGCGAGAATCGGGATGTCGGTGCCCGGCGTGAAGACCGCCGAGAGCACGCCGTCAACGGTGCCGGCCGCGATGCAGAGTTGCAGCTGACGCACATCCTCACCCACAAGCAGGCTGTCGAAGTACGCTTGCACGTTGGCCTCAATCTGCGGGGTGACCGTGGCGAGGTCGTAGCGCGGATCGAGCGTGACTACGACGCCAAGCGTGACCGGATTGGCGGTGGCCCAGTCCCACGCGATAGGCCTCGAGCCGCCAGCAATGTCCGTCACGGTCTTGGTGACGTCGGTGCCCATCATCTTGATCCCGGCGCTGCTGTGGTCGTAAAGCACCTGAGCCAGCGCGTCCTGTTGGTCGCCATTCATGGTCGACGGGTACGCGATCACGAAGATGCTGTGAGGGTCCAGCGTCTTCCCCTCAATGGTCTGGGAGACTCCGAGGTCGTTCTGGAGAACCAACCCAGCGAGCACGCCGTCAACAGCGAGCATCCGCGCTCGGATTGAGTTCTGACTGGTGCTGCCGGCCGCCTGTACGGACTCAGCGCGGCGCCTGCGGAGGCTGGTGTCACTCTCTCGGTCCACACCTTGGTTGGCGTCTGCTGCGTTAGCGACAGCGCCCCAGCCGTCGCGAGGGGTGACGATCTTGGTGATGTCGCCCGCGATTGCCGATACAGCGCCAGCAGTGTCCGCCTGGAACACAGACTCCTTAGCGCCAGCAGCAGTGAACACCACCTCCTCGGTCGCAACCCAGAACGCCAGAGTCACCACGTCCTGGACCTTGTCGCCGAGGAAGATGGTCACAGCCTTGGTGGCCTGCAGTAGGAGCGTCACAGTGGATAGGGATGCATCATGCCGCTCGACTCCAACGAGGTTGGCCGCGTTGTCCAGGTGGATGCCGGTCGCGTTGTTCACGTCGCGAGCGTCGTACGAGGCCTGCGAGGCCTCTCCGAGTTCACCGAGCAGCGGGGTGATCCACGCATCGAGATTGCCCCAGACCTCGTTGGACTCCCAGTCAGGAGCGACCCCAGAACTCTCCACCGTAGAGCGGAAGGTGCTGGAGAAATCTGCGGTGCGTGGGGCAATGAAGCCCTCGTCAGTAAGTGCAGCCATGGGGTTACCCTATCACGGTGAGATTGGACCGGAGCGAACGAGGGTTTGCCAGCCAGCCCAGATGTTTGCGGGGCCCTCGGCATCCCTCACGAGTTCGACGGTCACCTCTCCGTCGTCGGTCAGGATGTAGGCCGTGATCTTGACCTCCTGATCCTCGAAGGTCTGCGAGAAGTTCTGGATGGAGACCACGCCCCGAGTCTGGTCGATGACCTGGCGGACCTTGGCGGCGATGGTGGCCAGCGGGGCCGGCTTGACCTCGGACCACTGGACGTAGGGCATGCCCACGCGCTTATCGAAAGCGAACTCCCCGAGATGCAGCGACAGGCCGAGTTTCACGCGCTGCGCGATGACCGTCTCTCCCCCGACATACGCGGCATTCACCGGCAGGTCGAGCGTGCTTGTGAGCCCGATGTCCTGATAGCTACGTTGTGCAGGCATTGCGCCTCCTGGGGTACAGCGCTATAGTAACGCATCAGGGGCGCGTCCGGTTGTCGTTCTCCCCATCCCATGCTGGCCGGACGTGCTCCTCTTTTACTCTGGAGGGTGCCATGCGAGATCCGAAGAACGATCCAAAGGTTGGCGACGTGCTCGCGATTGGTAGCACCGCTGTTGTCGTTGTTGGCGTCACCGATCACAACGTCACCCCAGATGATTCTTTGTGCGACAGTCTGATGAAGGTGGTCGACATCAAGAGCCCGCTGGATGAGTCAAACCCGGACTGCCCACTCCACGGCAATGATTGGCACCGAATCATCCACGGCTGGCTCGACTTCGCGGACGACGCAGTAGTCCTCTACGCGGCATAGTCGCTACTTTGCCGCCCCTCTTCTATTTGCAGAAGAGTTGACTCTCTGGGGTCAAGATGGGTTGCCACTTACGCCAACACGGCAACCGGCGCTTCTCTAAGTGGAAGACTTCCAGAATCTGGAGCGATTCCAGCCTGCTGGCCATAGACTGGCGAATATCCTGAGCGCTGCTGCTTTCAGCGCGAGTGGCCATCCTGGTATAGAACAGCTGACGCCGGCTGATACAGGACGAGCACCTCCGCTTGCGTGGGTCGCGCCTAAAAGCGCCGCACTCAACGCAACCATGGCCAACCTTGAGGGGTGGAGCTTTGGGCTTCACTGTGGACATTGCAGGATGCCGACACTCGTCCGAGCAGAACTTTTCTGGCCTACCACTCCCCTTGTAGGTGAAGGTAAGACTGCACGTAGAGCACTCCAGAATCATCGGCTCGCGAGCCTCAGCCTTAGCTCTGTATATAGCCCTATAGACATCCCTATACTTAGCCTTAGCCTTAGCCTTACGTTTAGCCTTGGCTTCGCACTCAGCTTGGGCTTCGCGCTTGGCCTGGGCTATATTCTCGGATCTGGCTTTAGCCCTGGCCTTGGCCCTATCGGCTCGGAACTTTGCCTTGGATGGACCCTCCTGCGGCGTAAGAGTCCGCATGTCCGCCACGATCTTATCGCCGACTAATCTGGCATACCCCCTGGTTACAAGCCCGCGCCATGTGGTGACTCTGACTGAAACTATTGGAACCAACTCTCCAGCAACCAGCCTATCCAGCAGGGCCTGTTGAAGGGGCGAAACCGTATTCTTTGTTCTGTTTCCCATGGAAAAACCATAACACGGCGGAACCGAACCAGCAAGCCGCCGCTACTCTGCCTTGACCTTCGTCGCCCCAGTAGCAAACGGCCAGCCCGTCGCGATGAGCGTGGTCAAGAGCGCCTTGAGTGCTGCGCCTCCGTCGTTCGGGACCGGGACCCACGTGGAGAACACGTTCGCGAGCAGGGTGTTCTGATTGTCCACGTCTGGGCTGAGGGCGACGGTCTTGGTTGCTCCTGAACTCCCAAGTTTCACTTCGGGCGCATAGATCACGGTAGCCACCGAATCGACGCCGGCGCTTGGGATCTCGGCAGCAATGTTTACCGGCCAACACACGGCATCCGAGATGTCGAAGCGGCGCAAGTCGCGGGGCGTTGTGCTGTCTGCAGCAGTCGAGAGGTACTCATCAATGGAGCGGTCGTTGACCAACACCTGAACCTCGTCACCGACTGAGAGCGGATGCGTAACCGCCCGCCCTGCTGCTGACATGAACTGCACAGGAACGCCGTCGAGTATTGGCGGATCATACTGCTCGATCGATCCGTCCTTCTTCCGGTAGGCCCACTGCACGATCAACTTGATCTTGGCGCGCTGGGTGGTGTGGTCGTAGGCGGAAATCTTGCCAGGCATGGCGATTCGCACGGGCCCGAGTTGGGCGCGGGCTACGTCGATCGCGATCTGGGCGTCTGAATCTTCTGAGGACATGGAAGCAGTATACCCCCGATCGCGCTCCGGGTCATTCTCGGGCTGTTTGTTGACGTGGCGTTACAGTTGGCATAGGATGGTTGTAGCAAAGGAGAACGGAATGAGCCTCTACAGCGTAGATACAGCAATCGGGGAAGACCTCGACAGACTGGTCGAGAGTTTCGGCATCTATCCGAGGTATTCAGGAGAGAGTGACCCGTCTCTTCGGGCGCGCCTCCGAGCATCTATAGGGTTCCAGGCATGGACCAAAGACAGCAGGACTGCGCACCGTAGGGCGTTCGAGGAGGCGACAGCCAAGCTAAATCAGCAACTTGACGATCTGACGAATCAGGCCGTCAATCCGGACCTGTCTCTCGCATCCGACGCCGATCTGAGAAAGCACGTCGCCGCCACACTGGAGCAGTCATGAGCGCCATCAAGGGACAGCACGCCGAGGTCATCATCACAGATGATCCTTGCGTAGACTCAGGACGGCCGACCACCCTCACCGTAGGCGCCATCCACGCCGAGGGCCGCACTGGCTACCTGCTGGCCATCAACGACGGCGACCGCTCCAGGCTGGTCTACCGCGCCGACGACTCCGAGGTTGAGTTGAACTCGAAGCGCCTACCACCCGGGCGCCACACCACCCACTTCGCCATCGCCCGCGCGCTTGGTGAGGCCTCATGTCTCCGCGAGGAGATGTGGATCGGCTACATCAAGAAGGACAAGGTGGAGCCAAGGCGCATCGGGAGAATCGTCCCGCGCGATGATGGGAAGGCCATCCTCTGCGCTGATCTGGACAAGAACGCGCCCCGGTGCTTCCTGCTTACGGGGATCGCTTGGGTGGAAGCACTTTAATTCAACGGGAGAACGACATGAACACCGCAGAACTGCTGAACCACATCGAAGACCGAGCCCTCGAACTGGCCGAGGCCCGCCGCGACTTGGCGGCGATGACCGACCGAGCGGAGGCGCTCGAGTTGGATATGGCCGCATCGGCTACACAACGGGCCTCCATCAGCAAAGAGAACATCAGCATGCGCAGCAAGGTGGCCCGGCTCGCCGACCAACTCGCTGCTGCAGTCTTCGACCACGAGGGACACCGCAAGGACGCCGAGGATGCTGCCAACCACCAGACCGGGATCATCCTCACCAAGAACGAGGAGATCGAGCGCCTCAGCACCGAGTTGGCGCTGGCGCGGCAGGAGGTGGCAAGCCTGCTTGCTGAGAAGGGCGAGCGAGTAATCGACGGATACCGCGTAAACCCGGACGGGTATGTCGTGCATATCCCAGATGAGAACTCAGATAGTTCGCTCAGATACCTCACTGAGGACAAGACCCACGGCATGCTCTTTGGTGAATGGTCCGAGTATGGCTTCGGGGTAATCGGTCTGGTCGAGCCAAAGCACTACCGCCCAGCAACCGACGCCGAGGTCGAAGCCGCAGGCCGCCACCCATCCGACCCGAAGTTCAAGGCATGACCTACCTCGGCTCACGCCAGCGCTGGCTGCTGCACCACCTCCGCAAGCACCGGACCACAACGATCCGGCAGGTCACAGACCAGGAGGAGATGGGCCACGGCGCCAGCAGCTTGAGTCAGTCGATGACCGCTCTCGTGATCAAGGGATTGGTCGAGATCGTCGGCGCCGCCCCAACAGCGGGCAGGCATGCAAACCTGTTCGCCCTCACCCCTGACGGCATGCGCGCCGTGAAGGCTGGGCTATGACCCTCGATCTGTTGTCGAACATCTGGCCGATCGGCTGGACTCAAGCTGATGATGTGTTCTTTGCCACATTCCAAGGGCAGCCTGTTAATGCGTGGGCCACCACGGTCGGGACGTTCACCTGCTACAACGTCCACGTCGGCAAACATCCGAACCTCGTAGCAGGGCGCGGGCCCGACGCGATGGTGGTGGTTGAAGACGTGCGGTTGCTGGCGCTGGCCCACGATGGCTTTTGATCCCAAGCTGTTGCCGCTGGAGGTGCTCCTCCTCTTCAAGGAAGCCGAGAGGATGAAGCCATCAAAAGGATGGGTCGCCCCCAAGACGCCTCACCCACGGGGGAAGCCGCGCCGCAATGTCCACGGCAGTCAGGACGGCAGGCGTCAGACTGGCCGACCACGGGCGATCGTGTAGAAGTCGTTCCCGTGGGTGTCGCCGATGAACGTGACCTTATCGGCGATGTAGGTCCCTGAGTAGCGCTCGGCGCGAATCTCGAACAGCCCACCGGGGCGGAGTTGAGGAGCAATGAAGCCCTTGGCCTCGACCCCGGTGTCTGTCTTTGAGGCGGTGCCGACCATGCTGCGGCCCTCGACGGAGAAGACGACCACGGTCTGGGTGGTCTGGCCGCCGCGCTCGATGAACTGCAGCGCGCCGTCTTGGATCATCCAATCGCTGCCGGTGGTCTCCGCGAGCCGGTCGAGCATGTCGCGCGCTGGCCCGGAGAAGGAGATCCCGTTGCTGATCTCGGCGGTGAGGTCCGACCGAATCGTGCCCTTGGTGACCCCGAGCTGACTCACGGCTTCGTCCAGCACGTCCTGCATGGTGACCGCAGTGGCCAGGCTGATGCTCAGGCGGGCCTCCCGATAGGTCTCGCCGCCGTCCTCGGCTTCCACGCGGGTGACGTGGTTCTCGGTGACCACCTTGGAGGGGTTGCCCCTGAAGACGAGCAGCGGGGAGTCATAACCAGCGGACAGGCGGATCAGCGCACCGTCGCCCTCGAGTAGCCCAAGAGACTCCGGCGCGAGGTTGTTGATCTCGATGACGGCAGTGCTTGGAGCTCCGGTGCGGGTGTGCTCGACCTGGAAGCGAACCCGTAGCCCCTCGATGGTCCGGCCGGGCAGGCCCTCGGTTCCGAGTTGGATTTGCACGCGCCGGCCGAAGTTCGCCATCAGGTGATGATGACCGCGTCGTCAGCGTCTGGGATGGTGATCTCGTCTTCCTCGTAGAAGCGCACATTCACCGAGTCGCCGATGTCGCCCTGCAGGTAGTCGTCTGGACCGCTGATGTAGAGCGTCCCGTTGGGTCCGTTCTCAAGGTGGTAGAGTTGAATCGGGGCCCATGAGGTAGATACGCGACACCCACCAAGCAGGAGAGCCCCACTGGCGTCGAACAGGTCGAAGTACCAGGACGACATGCGAGTCCGCCAGGTGAACCGGAACTCGAAGTCATCGACCCCGAGCGTGATGTCCATCCGGTGGCTCGGCTCATTGGGAGAGTTGGGCAGTTGAAGCGGCATCTACAACCCCAGGATTGAGACGAGGATTGAGGAGTCGGCCTGCGCTGCGGCTGACTCTTTGGCGATCTTCTTCGTTGCCTGTCGCCCGAGCTGCTTCTCCGTCGCCGCCCCAGCAGCCACATCAGCGCGCGGTACGGTCGCCGGGATCTCAGTGGTAATCGAAGTCGGGATCTCGATCTGCTTGAAGGTGATCACTGGCTGGATGGACTCATGCGTGCCGTAGGAGTGCGGGTAGGACTCGATTGCCATGCTCTCGAAGGTGCCCTCCTTCGTGTCCGTGATGGTCATCAACTCGCCCACTGACTCAGACAGGAAGCGCATGGCCTCCTGAAGCCGTGCGGGGCCCGTGATGGTCTCGGTGGACTCATTCGCAACCATGGGCGACTCACTCACCTGGATTCGCATGGTGAGCCGGAGAGGCATCTTGATAGCGTGATCTGATACCGACGAGCCATCCTCGATCGGGTGCTCGGTCAGGATGACGCGCGGGTCAAGGCTGTACCCGAGCACGCCATCAAAGACCATCTGCGCACCGTCGCTGTCTCGGTAGATTCCGATCTGCATTACATCTCCGCTCCGGCAATGGCTGCGGACATGTGGCGCCGCCTCTTCTCGCCC